CCAGGTCGACGCCGACCCAGCACGGCCGGCCGGCGAGCGGCTCGGCGGGGCCGGCGTGGCATTGGGCCCAGGCGTCGCCCTGGAACCAGCGAGCGTCGGCCTGGGCCCAGATCCCGAGCCGGTAGCGGAGGAACGACGTTCGCTTCGTCCCGCTCGTGAGGCTATCGGCGTAGTCGTTCGCGAAGTCCTTCTCGGAGATCGTCACGCCGAGGGACGGGTTCGCGTCGCGCCAGACCTCGGGCGAGTCGACGCCCCGGGCGTCGTCCTCCTTCGCCTCGTAGATCTTCCCGAAGAAGGTCGGGTTCGCCTCGGGGCTTGCCTGGACGAGCCGGGCGTCCTGGTACCACTGGTACCCGATCCCGTTCCGCGACTCGCCGGCCGTCGAGATCGCCACGACGAGCGGCTGAGCCCGAGCAGCTCCCGCGTAGGTCAAGGCCTGGACGAGATCCGGCTTCCGGTGGGCGTGCAGCTCGTCGATCACGACGGCCGAGGCGTCGATACCTTCCGCCCGCCACGAGTCGGCGGCGAGGCAGGTGTACCGGGAGGCCGTCGGCTTGTGGACAATCGTTGAGCGGGAGTCGATCACCTCGAGGGCCCGGGCGAGCTCGGGATTCGCCCGAACGCTGGCGGCGACGGAGCGGTAGATGACGCCGGCCTGGATCCGGTCGACGGCAGCGCCGAAGACGGCGGCCCCCGGCTCTCCGTCCGCGAGCATGTGGTACAGGACCAGGGCCGCCATGAGCGACGACTTTCCGTTCTTCTTACTGACGAAGATCGCGGCCCGCCGGTAGCGGCGGAGGCCCTGCTCGTCGACCCAGCCGTAGATCGGCTCGATGATGTCGTGGATCTGCCACGGCATCAGCTTCATGGGCTTACCGGCGAACCGCCGGCCGCTCGTCATGGTGACGAACTGCTCGACGAACTTCACGACGCGGTCGGCCCGCTCCTGCTCGAACGTGTAGCCGGCGACGTACTCGGGCCGCCGCTTCCACGCCGGGCCGCGCGGCTTCCGAGGCGTCGCCTTCTTAGGCGCGGCCTTCAATGAACGCTTGGAGCGTGTCTCGGACTTCGCCACCGCGTACCTCCATGCCGGCCCTGGCCGACGGTGTCAGGCCGTACTCCTGCTCGATCCGGAGCATCGAGTGGGCCAGCTTGACGAACATCGTCGCGGCCGGCGTCGACTGCATGTATTTCACCTTGCCTTCCTTGTCGCGGATCACGAGCACGTCGAGCCCGCGGCGGATCTGGTCAAGGTAGCGGACCCACTGCTCGTACATGGCACAGTAGCGGCCGATCGCCTCCGTGTCGGCCGGCGTGATCAGGCCCATCGCCTCGAGCTGCGGGACGACCTCGTCCCACTTCTCGCGGGCCTTGCCCGTCACCCACTCCGGGGCGACGACGGCCCCGGCCGGCGGGACCGGCTCGTCCGCGTGCTTGCCTTCTTTCGACGGGTCGCCCCGCAGAAGGCGGAGGGCCGTCGGCTGTTTACGCGGTCCGCGTTTTCCCATGTTTTACCCTTGGTTTTTGGCGGAGTTGCAACGATTCAAGCCGTCGCCCTAACGTTGCCGTTAACCCACCAGGAGGCTTTGCCATGAAACACCACGAACGCAGAACGGGCGGCGGATTTCCATACTTCAAGCTGGCGACCTTTGACCCCATCTCCATGTGCTTCCGCGACGGGAAGCAGGCCTTCGAGACCGCGGAAGACGCATACCGAGCCGCCAAAAAGCCTGGCAAGTATCGCGTGAGCGTTGTGCACGAGCACGGCCGGACGGATCTCAGCGAGTTTGAGCCTTGCAAGGGCGGCCGCATCTTCTCTCCGGTTTCTATGCTGCCAGGCGGTACCTACCGCCGCTAACGGGCGACGTTCCAAAACAGCCGCCGCCCGCTACCGCGGGCGACAAACGGCTCCCAGCCTTTCGCGTCGTAATTACTGCACGACGGAAACGGCGGGGGCCGTTTCGCGTCTTGCTCGAACGGTATACGGCATGGCACGACCTTAGCCCTTCCAACGTCGCCCGACTTGAGCTCGCGGCCAACTTGGACGACGTAGAACTTCGATGCCAGGAGGCCGCGTTGCAGGCCTCGCGTTAGGACGCCGCTGCCGCCGACGCTCCAGACTTGCTCGAGCTGCCCGACCTGGTCGGCGACCACTTTTGCCCTGGCCGCTATCGCTTCAAATGCGAGCGGCGTCTCCAGGCCAAACGGCAAAAGCGTTGCGCCGGTCGCCTGGCAGTAGGCCTTCGCCTTCGCCTTGACGTTTGACAGGTAGCCGTTCGATACCTGCACAATCTTTGCCCCTGCCGCCTTCGCCTCCAGAGTCCTCGGGTGCGGCTTGGCCCGCTTGGCGACGAAGATCGTCGCGGCTGCCCCGGCTTCCCTGGCGGCGTGGGCGATCGCAATCTGTGCGCCGCCGTAGGCCGGGCTCGCGTAGACGACCTCGCGGTGGCCGCGGATGAGCTGGTCCGCGTAGCAACGCTTGGTTCCGCCGACGAGCAGGTCGTCGCGAACAACAAAGACGCCTGGCTCGAGCTCCTGGACAACTGGTTCGGCGATCATTCCAAGACCTCGCCGAACTTCTCGGCCTGGTCAATTTCGCCGAACTCGCACTCGCCGCAGGCCTGGGCGGCCTTCTTTCCGTCGCCCTTGACGAAGACCAGGACGTTTTGGTGCGCCTTTCCGAGCTTGCGGCTCGCCGCGAATTGCTTTCCGGCTCGCATGGCAACTGACCCGCAAGGAGTGACCAAGATGGCCTCGTTGTAGTATGCCAGGCCCGCCGCACTAAACGCTTCGACCGTGTCGCCGACGAAGTTGTAGTAGGCTCCTCGCTTGTCTCGGACATCACCAACAACGAAGCAGGCAAACCGATCGCTGCGCAGTCTGCCGCACGCCTTTGCGATTATCTCGCGGTAGGCCTCAAGGAACTCTTCGTACCCGAGCGTGCTCAGGTCCGCCGGGTCATCGCTGTACTTCTCGAGGTCAGCGTATGGAGGACATGAGAACACAAAGTCGGCGTCGAGCTTTTTGCACGTCTTGTCGATCGTGCGGCTGTCTCCCTCAATCCACTCCGGTGAATGGTCGGAGCAAATCGCCGCCGCTTGCTCGCGGTTGGCGGTCACTTGCTCGGCCCGCAGCTCGTGGCCGACGTATCGGCGGCCGAGCTTGGATGCCACCACGCCGCGAACGCTTCCGCCGGCGAAAGGGTCCAGGATGACGCCGCTGGCAGGGCAGAACCAGCGGTAGGCAAGCTCGCAAAGAACCGGGTCAAAGACACTCGTTCCGCTTTCACCGTTTTGCCTCGCCAACATGTCTGGGCTGCCTCCAGCCGGCGCGTTCCTGCCTTCCTCGCTTTCGATGCCAAGAGACAGCCAATGTCGTTTTCGCTCCTGCCACCAGCCTTCTCGAGCGTTCAAGACAGAGAACGGCGGAACGCCAAAACGGTCCGCCAGCTTCGCGGGCTGTTCGCCTTCGCCTTCTTTGTTTGTGTCTCCTTGGTAGAGCTCGGCCGCCTCGGCGAGGTCCGCGTACATCTGCTGTAGCCCTTCGCTGCCGGTGTCGACTTCGCGGAGAAGCTGGTCGAGGGCCACGGCGTTCGTCTCGGCGAGGGCCGCGAGCGGATCGAGCGATAGGAGCAGCTTGTCGGCCTCGGCCTCGTCGATGTCGAGGACCAGGACCGGGACCTCCTGCTCGGGCGTGGTCTCGGCCCGGAGGTGACCGTCGACCAGCATGAGCGAGCCGTCGGGCAGCTCGCGGGCGAGGAGGGCGTCGGCGTAGCCGACCTCCGCCAAGATCCCGCGAAGGGCGTCGGCCTGGGCCTTGGGGTGGGTTCGCCAGTTCTTCGGGTTCGGCGTCAGGTCGCCGGCCCGGACGCGGCGGAGTTCTTGGACGCGGTCGCGGATCTGCATGGTGGCCTCCAGGCCGTCACGGTATGGGGGCGGCCCCACGGGTCAACCTTGCCCCCCTTGCGAAAACCTCCGGAAATTAGCGCCGAGGGCTCGCGGGTCCTCTCC